CACGTTCAGTGCCACAATCACAACGACATAACCAATATGCTCCATAATTTCGTGAATTTTCAACCCGTCTTATCACTACCCACTTACCATAACGATTGCCTGTTTCATCAATTAACTTTCCCATTATCTAAACTGCCCCTAGAAGAATTGACTCATATGTGGTTGTGCATCAACAACCTGTGCTTTTCGTTCCTCTAATTTCTTCCGATATTTTCCTTCCTCGATTATGTCAAGCACATCCTTGTACCACAGGCCGTATCGCACGGTATCTGGCACGTCATCACCCAATTGTTGTGGCTTATTTGTATTGACATCTCTATTGTACGAGGCCATACTCGTCGGACTGTACGTGCATCGTGGATGGAATCGTAGATGTCGCACTCCTTCGCCACTGAGAATGAATGGGGCAGTATGCTTTATCCCCTCTTCGATAGGGTGAGTCGCCCCTACGGTATCTACATCTTGTTCCTCCAAACGGCCCCGAAGCTCCGCCGCAGATGAGTCAATATAAGCGACTTTCGCCTTCGGCCAGCCTTTGTCCAGGACATTAGCTATTGAAACCTCAGCCTTTACATAAATTTCTATAAGCTCATCGAAGACATTCACAAAAGGTGGAATTTCTTGTGCAAGTAAGATTACGCGGGGGTGTGCCCTAGTGTAGCCATCATCCACCCACCACTCTACTGGAACTTCCGAAACATAGTCAGCTTCCTCAGTGACATTGAGTTCCTCAGAGAAATCTTCCCAGACAAGACCCTCCAAACTGACGAACATTCCTCCAACTTCTTGCTCTCGAAATTTTCCTTGATAAGTGGTTAATAGGCTGGTGTAATAGAGTGCGTCATTATGTACGTTCTCTGAGGTATCACAATGGAATTTTTCCACCAATTTTCCGCCATAGATGTCCGCCCGCTTCTTGAAGACATCCAAAAATTGCTTATCAAAATTCTGTTTAACGAATACGTCGTAGAGCCAGTGATTCACTCCAGATGGCGTCGTAGTTACCCAGCCCTGCGGCTTAGTGCCAGTGCGAATACGGCCACAGAGGACATCGAAAGCATCTCTTTGAGGACACATACCACCCTCATCAAACCAAAACCAATTTACTGTTGGGCCTCGCCAGGATTTGGGTGCATCTATGCCGCCATAGAGTACTCTGACTTCTTTTCCATTTACATCAAATATCAACTCTTGAATCGATGAATGTGGATGTTTGAGATGAGCATTCTTCACCCTTGACCAAGGAATCCACTTAGAAAATTCTGGCCAGGTAGACCTGACGAAGTGTGGAAAATTTGGTGCAACGACAATACCACTTTCTCCCTGACCGATCTTTTCGATAGCTTTTACAGCCCCAATCGCCGTCTTTCCAGCACCGAGGCCAGCACCGAATAAAATAAGTCTTGCTTGACTGCGTAAAAATCGTGCTTGTGTTTCACTGGCTACGAATTCAACGGGCATTATAGTACGATCACCAATTCATCTTCCACAGGTTTAGATTCCAGCACTTTACCTTCTATGACATCCTCAAAAGCGGGGGCCTCCAACAGAGGGCGAATAATTGGAGGCCCCTTTTCAGCAGGAAGGAAGACGACGAGACGATCATCTTCGTAGTGTTTTACGTTAAGAGTGAGTTCTCTATTTTCTAAGCCAAGTACGGATAAGCAGAATTTTGCCGCCTGCACAGAACCCGTCAATGCCTGCTTGACCATCGCCTCATAGATTTCAGTGAGATGTTCCCCGATGTAGGTGCTGGCGATGTCGGAGACGGCTTCCCACCAGCCAGGTGTCAATCGCCAGCCTTTTAGTGTATTGAGGGCGACGCCAAGGGATTTCGCAATCGTCTCATCGGTTTGAAGACCCTCTGGTCGGCTCTCCGCTGGAATTGTGAGCAACTCTTGGAAACGACGCTGCCTATACGACCAGTGCATTTTTACTGATCCTCTGCACGCTTTCTGCGCCAATATGCTTTCTGTGCGGCACTAATTTTTGCGCGGGTTGTTGCACTATGATATTTGCCATACATAGGATTTCGTTCATCGTTCATCGGCCTGCCCATTTTCGCGCGTGTCTCAGCACTAGGATGCCTGCCAATCATTGCTTTACTTTGCCTCGTGCGTGTCTCTGCACTAGGAGATTTGCCATAATTGGGATGTCGCTCGCCACTATTTGCTGCACTGATTTTCGCGCATGTCTCCGCACTACGATGCTTTCCATAATTGGGATTTCGCTCACCAGTCCTTCCATACATGGGATTTCGCTCACCAGTTGTTGCTGCACTCATTTTCGTGAGTGTTTTTGCGTTGGGATGCTTGCCAGTCAGTGCTGCACTCTGCCTCGCGCGGGTTTCCTCGCTGTGATGCCTCCCATAAAAGGGATTTCGCTCACCCATTTTCGCTGCACTCTGTCTCGCGCGTGCCTCTGCACTGCATGGAACTCCAAATGTACTTCCCGCTGTTGGTGAGATATTATATTCAGGATTCAGCGTATCAAAGTAATACTGCTCACGCTTGATCAGATTTTCAGGTTCAACATCCTCTAAGACTTCAAATATGAATGCTTCCTCATCATCTTTGTCAAAAGCTCTCTGGAGATAAATATTATAATGATTTCTATGACGTAGCATACTTAGATGCGTTGCCAACCTTTGCTGAAGATTCACAGCACTACCGATGTAGCACTTCCCGTTTATAGTATTTTTGATTTGGTAGATGCCACTGTTCATGTTAACCATTATAGCATAATTCTTTATAAAATGCAAACAAAGAAACCACCGAATGGTGGTCTCAGGCGAGGAGGACAGGGGAAGTTGTTTATAAAATCGTGGAAATTGTCAAGTAGTTTCAGTCACGACTTACCGCCACTGCAATGAACATCGTGACAAGGTGTAGCACCTGATCTATCCAAAGTGCGCATCCGAGGGTCGGCAGTTTTGTGTACCGTGCCTTCCAAGCATCAATGCCGAAGTGACTCACTGCCAAGAACGGTATGATCCACCACTGCGGCTCGCTAATATGTAGTAGCACGCCTCCGAGAAGTAGTGCCCACGTTAACGAATGTACTCCGAGTAGGAACCAGCTCTTACCCTTCATTTCGGCAATGAACGCGCCCTGCCAGTGAAAGTCATAGAGTAGGTGTGCCAACAATAGTCCACAAAAACCAACTAGCATCCTAATGTATCCTTCCCTCCGCCACACACGTCCCTATCCAAGCACTTATAAGTGCCACTAGGATCAACCATGCCCAGTGGATCATTCTACATTCACCTTTTCTGAGTTGTCGGCCAAGATAAAGCATCTCAAATGGAAGATTCTTGTTTGATTCTTCTTGCCAATGAAGCTACAAAATCTTGTGACATTTCTCCTATCTTTCGTCTAGCCGCTCGATGAATTACCTTAATATGTTCCTTCCTCACTTCTAGGATTCCACAGTTGTCATCAATCGAGTCTTCCTTATAGATGTTAGGTGCTAAGACAAAGTAAAATCGATGACTAAGAGACATTGCCTTTACCCGCTTTTTAGGATCTGCGAGTTCTTTTAGCCAATCGTTTCTATTGATTTTTATCTCATAGGCAATTCGTTCATAGTGTAGAGATGGCCACAAGGCCATAGCAAATACATCAATAACGCGCAACGCCTCCAGCGGTCTAAAGCGAGCTGCTGGTGGATAGCCAGTAGTCGTAGGAAGCTCGGTAACGCAGATCCAACGAGGAAGTTGATGTCGTTCTTTCAGAATTTCTTTGATTTCGTCGGCACTAATACTCAAATGCCTTAATAACCTTTTCTGAGTTGTCAGCCAAAAAATCAAGCAACCTTGAAATACTTGGCTTTCCTACTTTTTGACTTCTCTGTGAAAGCAAGTGCAATCTTTCAGCTAGTCTTTCTAATTTTTCAGGAGTCTCTGAGTTCACGCGCAGGGTAATTGATTTTCTCATAAATCGATGATCTCCTTTCTTGCCATCCCCCATTCCTTTCGATAACCAGTTAGCACAGCCCTAGAAGTCTCGTGAATATCGAGCATTGGGCGTACCTTTACCCAAGGCATATCGCTAGCCCAGGCGATCAAATCTTCTGGATGATGCAAGTAATAATTTAGTTCGGCATCGAAAATCTCATCATAGGTTCTTTCGCTAGGAAAGTATCTTGGATTAGCGAAAAACTTAGCGATGTCCTCTGCTAGGGCAAGCACAGGAATTGTGTATTTCTTGCCATCTGAGAAGGTTATGAGTAGGTAGTTCATCCCATTTCCCTCACCGTATCTGGATTGAATTTAATAGTCAATAGGAGAGTCAGTCTAGCTACCTGGTAGGCGGGCTCCAGTTCCTCGGCGGCAGCACGGAACTCTGGGTCGCGCATTTTCTCGGCTTCCCAGTCCTCGAAGCGGATGTTGGCTTGCTTACGAGCATTGCTCAGAGATTCGTAAACCTCGATGCTGTGAGCAGCTCGTTCTTCTGGAGTTCCTCTTTCAGAGAAATCCAACCTGTGAACTTGAATTTGTCTATCCTTCAACATCATCCTTCCAACGCCCCAACCATGCTTCACAGACCAGCGCAAATACCTTCGTAAGCTCTTGCGCCAATAGTTGGGCGCAATGCACCGCGCTGACCGCAGTATCCTCAACCATAACCGCCAAAGACTACGCTTCATATTGTACGATACACTCCACATGAATAAAGGGTGCTGGCACACAATCAAACACTGGTTCTGACTTCGCGTCGTTCATTTGGTTTCTATCAATAGTTCTACGGTATTTTCTGGTAATTTACTGAGGACAAGGGTGTAGCTTGGTGAATCGGTATCGGCAAGGCAGAATTGCAGTAGTGTATCTGGATGAAGTATAACGCCGAAAGGTACACCGCCCCTCAACTCGTCTAAAAGGCGAGGAATAGTTAAAGTTGGTACTTCGTCCTTTAACATTCCATACTTTCGTAAAAGACAATAAATCGTCACATAGTCGCGTTCTTTTTCGGTCAGTATTCTGTAGCCTGTGATATGCACTAAGTCCTCCTTGTAGCCACCATATAGGATTCAATCATCCTTCGAAAATCTTGTGCGGTGTAAGAGGATAAGAGGCTTTCCCAAAAATGAGCACAACGGATTTCTGCACAGTCTGGCGCGATGCAAGCACAGGAGGATCGCTCGTCATAAGGATTCATAGCGTGAAAGTGTGCGGCCAATAAGCGGACTAGGATTTTCTTTCTCTTTTCTTGCGCGGTTTCCAATATTATTCTCCCTTTTTCCACGGCCTCACTTAGTCTCATGTTCATACCGTGCCCCCAACCAACGCACTGGCCCCCACCCGTGTCATAGGAATATTAACCTCAACGAGATTCTCGCCGTGCGTTCGCCGTAGCCCATCTGCGCTGCGGCCCCCTCGTGCTTTGGCTGCGGACTCGCATGCAAGCTACCCGCACCGACAGCACTACATCGGCCCCACTTAGTCTCGTGTTCGTGAGGCCATACCCAGCCTGCGATCCTTGGGCCAGATTCGAGCCTGGGTTATTCCTTGACGAGCCAGCTATCACCTGTAGTGATAATTATTGCCCCTCGTGGAGCTTCCTTTATACATAGTGTGTAAAAAAGACTGCGATAATATTGGCGTGAATCAAACGTCATAGTACTCACTTCCGCTGTGAGTTCAAACGGTAAATTAAGGGCTGCCGCGCTCTTCACTTTCTCTAGTATCTTATCAAGATCGGTACTCTCGATTTCCTGCACCATCATCAAATCCTCCTTATTCACCACATCTGGATACATCGCTCCATTGATCATCCTGCCATATCTGGATAGTGTAGCGGCCATCACCAGCGGGCTTTGATAAATCCCTTGAAATATTATAACCATCCTTAAGAAGGTCGTCTTCGAATTCACTACGTCCGAGGCTGTAAAACCCAAAGATGCCAAGTAGGAGAAGCGATACCAAGACAATAGTGCCCAACTCTACCTCATGTTTAGATTCCCATCGTTGCCACCGAGTCTTTAATCTCATTATTTATCTCCTTTTAGATTATACCACAAAGACGTGCTTTTGTCAAATACAAAGAAATCGCCGAAAACGACGACTTCTTTGCGGCGAAATGGCATACTCTTGAATGATAACATAAAGATGTGCTTTTGTCAAATTGCTGTTTTGGGCGTGCAATAAATACTTTTTGGTTTTTGTTTTTGCGCGTGCAATAAATCATCGAGCACTTTTCACTCCATAAGAAGTTTTAATTGCAGTTGGATACCTTGATTCAACTCATTAGCGCAAGACTTATTATGAAGGACTACCCAACAGCCCAAACATTCCCAAGAACAAAAGTCTCCTGAGAACGACGAGTTATCTATCAATCTCGTTGCGGGTAGCATATTTCCTGAGATATGTAGTAAAGCAACCTCACCACCTGACCATTGTCTAAAGCAATCTGGCCCATCACATTTTATTACGGTTTTTCTAGTCACCACTCTGCCTCCTTTTTCATTTGATCGTATCATAGCACAAAGACGTGCTTTTGTCAAATTTGGATTTCGTAGGTTTGGGCGTGCAATAAATCATCGAGCGATGAAAACGACACTATTTTAGTGGTCTGGGCGACCTTCGAGCGGAGAGGACCCATCCTGCCACCACCCGCACCTGCCACCACCCGCACCTGCCACCACCCGCACCTGCCACCACCCGCACCTGCCACCACCCGCACCTGCCACCACCCGCACCTGCCACCACCCGCACCTGCCACCACCCGCACCCACCACCGATACCATCAATGCAACGAATCTTGCACCCTCATAGACATAACCATATCGAGTAGCCTCTACAATCCCCTCCACGCTAGAATTGTCGATGAATCTTGCACCAGCCAACGATACAATACTGCAATATCTGATAGCCAACAGTAACCAGTGGAGTATCATAGTCCTGCGCCTATTGTAGTACGGACTCGGCCACTTGACATAATTTGCTATCAGCGTTTATAGTTGGCTATGGTATATTGTAGTCTATCACACCGCTTCATTGACATAACGAAGCACCGATCCCACGTCTGCGAGTATAGTCGTTTGCAGTATGTTGCAGTATAATATGTCAAATGGTCTTTACGCAGAATTTACGTATAGACTATTGACATAGGCCTATTGCTATGCTATACTGGCCGTAGGCCAGCGAAACAGAGAAACGGGGGAGAAACCATGAACGAGGAAGAGCAGAGGACACTCAATCACGCGGTCAAACAGATCAACATTGTAGCAGATGAGTTGGAAATAGTCTGGAGCAAACTCAAGACCAGCACCAACGACAATGGGCTTGAACGCAGCGATGCGATGGTCTCCATCATATCAGCACACGGTTATTTACTCAACGCAGCATACGCTCTCCAGTCTGGAATCAAGAGGCTGACAAGATGACCAAGTACCATATCGGCGATCAAGTACACGCTAGAGGATATACATGGAAGGTCAAACGAATCGTCGGTATGGCAAACGACATCCGGCTAGTCGTGAAGCGGGTAGGATGGAGATACTTGGAAGTACTACATCCTGGACAAGAGACGGTGAGGAGAATGACAGAATGAAGAGGCACTTCGATCTTCATGCACACTGGGAGGCGAAAGATGGTTACTCGCTTCTGATCTTGACATATTGCAATCGTGAGCAGAAGTGGATCACGGTGTGGGAGATCGACATTTCTGGCAAACCCTATACTACAGCAGAAATGGCACATCGTAGAACCTATGCTACAGAAGAAGCAGAACGATGGGCACGAGAGCATCATTATGGCCACGTAGTTTGGGACTAGGAGGCTGACAGAATGAACAGAAGCTTATGGGCAATACGCACCGCCTGTTGGGAAGTCGCACGAAAAGAGCAAGAGGGCAAACAACGTTTGCATCGACAAGTAGGAGCCTTTCTTGAGGGTTTGGGCAACATAATTGCAGACATAGAGAATGACCGCATACCACATAACCCTGTTGCCCTTGAGAAAGCGCTCACCGATTCTCTAGAGTGCAATATCTACAACAACCAGAAAGCGTAGGAGGCTATCAGAATGACTGAACGACAAGGATACATAACAGCGTATGGCACGATGGCATGGTGGAGCGAGATAATGCGTCTCCCAAGACAACAGCGCATCAATCGCATCGGTTGGGCACTTCGATGGAACTATATCAGCGCAACAGCCGCACAGGAACTTAACGAGTTATTGGATAGGAGACTAGAATGCTAACATCGACGACCAGGCTACAAGAGGAACGGGCGAGGAAGGACGCCATCAAAGCCTGCTACGATTCCTTCCAGCCCTACACTTGTCCAGGCTGCGAGGACTATCCTCGCTGTCAGATGGCGAGGCAGGATTGGGTATCCTTGCGGAACTTGGCGATGATTCTGAAGATGAGGAGGGCAACATGAATCGGCAGTATCACGTCGGATCATTGATCAACTATGCCAAGCCCACGCAGGTTATACTACAACTGCGGACATTGATCGACTGCCTCGATTGTGAGACTTGGCATTATTACGGTTTGCGCATCACTACGAAGAAGGCAGTCAGAGCAAAGAAGGCTGCGATCCTGGAGTGTATCAATCGCACCTACGGAACCGAATTCACAAGTATAGTCGTGGAATAGCCATATGGCCTCGGTCATAATAGGTCAAGTGGCCGAGGCCATAATCGGTCAAGTCGAGGCTGGGGCCAGGCAGGGGCAACCCAGGGGCAACCCAGGGGCAACCATAGGGCGACGAAAACGGCGAAACAAGGAGGGCAAAATGAGCAAGCAAGAGGAGATCAATCGGACAGGCCAAAAGTATATCGCAGGGTTACGAGCCGTAGTCGCGCAGTTGTGGCAGCAGGCTTGTGGCCATGACGACATACCACCAGGGAGCAAATTCGTGGTATTCTCTGAAGACAACCCCTACGTGATATTCTACAACAAGGCCATGAGGGAATTCATGGAGGCCAGGGAACAATATCGCTCTGGGGGATATATCGGCTTGAGAATCCATCAGGGGAGGGCAAAGTGAACGAGGGGATGCGATGCTCTGTAGAAGCGCAAGGGGAGGGCAAAATGCCAAGAGACAAGGACCGTCCGATACTACACAGAATCTGCGACTGGAATGACATCGCAGATGGCGAGGCCGAAAGCGTGATTTGTCCAGACTGCGGACAGTTGGAGATTTGGTCAATCGACGAATTGATCGATCATGGCCTCTGCCGCTTTGGTGTTGGACATACAGCGGATGGGCGTTGTCCAGTCTGTAATGATCAACTTATCGAGGAATAGGGGATCGCGCCCAACCAAGGAGCCACAGTCAGCAAACCAAAACACAGGGGGTGAAAAGTGGAAGAGTACAAAGCTCGCGTGGTAGGTTTCATCTGGTGGCCAAACGGCATGGAGTGCAGTCATGAGTATCGATTCCCTGCTAGGGATGACCAAGACGCGCTCGAAAGGATCGAACGAATAGCAGGGGACTTTTCACAGGTGAAAGACTTTGAGCTTTTCAGGCGCGAGTTCTGTCTACATTGTGGCCACGCGGTTTGGGAATGTGTCAAGGAATTCACCGTAGAGGGAGCGTCGATCTACCTTGAGTGCATGGCATAAGGAGGGCAAAATGTCACACTTTTACGGTACGGTTCAAGGGAACAGAGGAGAGGCATCACGAGGAGGGAGTAAGGAAAGCGGCCAACGGACGATCTGTGCAAGTTGGGAAGGCTGCGTCCGTTGCTATGCCTACTACAACGAGCAAGCCAAAGCCGACTGGGTTACGGTCGTTCTTGAGACTTGGCAAGGTCGAGGGCAATCTCCCCCAGTTTGTCTTTATCGTGGGCCTATCAGGGAGTACAAGCATATCAAAACGGCGTAAAGGAGACCAAAAATGGTTTGGTGTGAGATAGATACGAAAACTGGCGAACGGGTAAAGCCGAGGGGACTGCACCTGATCGGAAAGGAAATCACCTATAGGGGCGAGGTGTGCAAAATCACAAACACCGATGCCCTGTTCCCAACTGATAAGGTACTCTTGGAAACGCCAAGGGGCACTTGCACAGGGATCAGTGTCGAGAAGGCAGAGCGGTTGCTTGGGATGGCGTGAGGAAACTTGAGTCCCACCCACTCAACTCTCAAATCGTATAGGGGCGTAAAGACAGCGAAAAAAGCACATTAGGGCGCAAAAAGCGATGAAAAGCGTAGATTATGCTACGAAACATCGAAAAAAGGCGACAAACGATAGGCTCTAAAAGACCAATGAACAAAGAAAAAACTGGTATAGAGCGAAGAAGGTGGTGAACGACTGCACAAGGAAGCATGGAAAACAGGGAATCGGGGCTTTGTTGCTAAAAAGAAAACAGGGAAAAACAGGCAACGAATGTAGTGACTATTGTTTATTGCTGTGTTGTACCTTAAGGCATAAAGACAGTAGATAACGATGATAGAACACAAAGAAACGATATGTTATGGTAAAGTAAAGATACATAAAATGCACTATTGCAAAGGTTGATAGGGAGGGACTCAAGGTAAGAGACCAATGAACAAAGAGAAAACTGCAAAAAACTGCGCGAGGTGTAAATGAGCGTAATTGAGTACCTTGAGGCACTAAGACAGCACAGGGTGATAATAGAACACAGAAGAATGATACGTTATGGTAAAGTAAAGATACATAAAATGCACTATTGCATCAAATATGTAGCTATACAAGACCCTGTGACCTATATACCAAAATCCAATTTGACATAATACTAAACGTATCATACGCAAAACTGCGAGCACCAAAATTGTTCCCTTTTTGGCAAAAAATATGCAATAGTGCATTTTATGTATCTTTACTTTACCATAACGTATCGTTTCTTTGCTTCCTTCTGTGTTGGTCTGTGGTTTGCTGAAAAAAGTGCAAGAGTGTCTGAAAATGCAAGAGTGCGTTTTATGTATCTTTACTTTACCATAACGTATCATTCTTCTGCAGTGTGCTAACATTCTCTACTGTCTTTATGCCTAAAGGTGTTTCATTGACATAATGTTTTTGCTCTCCACCTTTTGCAGTATTCTCCTGTTTACCCTGTGTTCTTTGCTGTCTTTATTCTGAGAAAGTTGAGTCTCTGAGGCTCAAGTATTGTGAAGAGACAATTTTATGTCAAGTAAATCAAGCATCCAGCCTAGCGAAGCGTGTTTCCCTGTTTTCCCTGCTTCTGTGCATTTCATGCCTTCATCCTTACACAAGGTCACTACTTACCCGTTTTCTATGCCCCTGTGCAGTTTATGTATGCGAGTTTTCAGGACACCCCGATCCACCAAATTTGACAAATCATAGCACTTGTGCTACGATATAATCAAAGTCCAAAGGAGGAAACGTGCAAGCCATAAAGGAATTGAATAAGGCACTAGACCCGTTCTGCCCAGCCTGTGGCGTGGGTTTGAGGATGCAGCATAATACAATGGCATATTATGCAGAGCACTTCCCGACTCTTATGATGCGCTGCCTAGAATGTGGGAAGAGAATGCAGGCTGGGGAGGTCGTCTGGCGCAAGAGTAAGGAGGAGACGTGTCCAAAGTCATAGAGGAGCTGAACAAGGCCCTAGCATACCTGGTGAAAGCGAAGGTGAATATGGAAAAGAGAGATGAGTCAGGGGCTAACCAATGTGCCCACGCGAATCTGGAACAGGCCATCTACAGCACTAGGGCTACCCTGAAAAATATTAGATAAGAACAGGAGGAATGAAATGGGCTATATGCGACATCACGCGATTATTGTCACCTCGTTCGGTGAGGACTGGCTAGTGCCCGCACACCAGAAGGCAACAGCGATATTCCCGATTGTGAGTCCTATCTTGGAATCAGGAATGAATTATTATCTATCGTTCCTCATACCATGTGATGGAAGCAAAGAAGGTTGGTCCGCATCAGACGAAGGTGATGAACGAAGGGACAGATTCATTAATTGGCTTCGTGACCAAGAATACGATGATGGTTCTTCGTGTCTGACCTGGGCTGAGGTGCAATATGGAGATGAGGACGGAGAGCAAGTAGTTCTTCGCCATAGCAACTGATAGGAGGAAACATGAGAACAAGTGACTGGTACGAATGCACCGCACGCGAGGCACAGGACGACCAGCCTCTTACGAGGGCAGCCCAAATCGCGCAATTTGCAGCGCAGCCTTTTGAGGCTTACATCGACGGCGTGATTCGCCACCTCAATGGTGCTCTTACTGAGATCGACCGAATCGTCAAAAGCGCGATTGAAGACGGCGACGAGACATCAGCCACCTGTGTTGCAGAGCGGATCATCCAAACCGTCACCTGGGCGGTGGCAAACGCACAAATCGGGTACTTGGTCACTTCCGCAGCGGCACTAGACGAAGCAGCGAAAAAGTTACCCAAGGAAACATAAGCAGAAAGGAAAAATCTGATGGGAACGAGTTGGAAGATTCTGGGAGTGCGCCAGCTCCTCGAAGAGTTGCAGGCCGATGCTGAACTAGGTCGATTGGTGAAGGCTATGCAGTCAGACTCGTCACTTTGCAAGCAGGGCCAATTCTACTGGGCTGAGTGGGTTGGGCCTCTAGCTGAGTATCCTCCTGGCTATCAGGGAGCCATGGGGCCTCGTCCTAACTTCTGTAGTCAACGGACATATAATCCTATCGACGCTCTGCGGTCGATTCAAAAGGAGGAAGGCGATGTCTAACCTGCGAGAACTGCTAAAGAATGTGTGCAATCACGACAAAGACACCAGCCAACCAGCCTATGCCTTGCTTGAGGCACTGGTCGAGGCCATTGACGGAGGAAGACACACCTGTGAGGAGTGTAAGTTCTTCAATCCCTGGGATGTATCCGCTTGTCGAAATACACCCTATTTTGGGGGGCGACGAACTACCGCAATGCACACAATCTGTGATGAATTTGAAGCTTTACCTCCTGTGGCCGAGGCCGTGAAGCCAGAGGTCAAAGGTATCCCGACGCTAGATACCGGGCTTGCTATGTCTTTGTGGGCGGCAGAGATAGTAAGACTAGAAGGGCAACGAGACAGTTGGGAGCGGAAGTGCCAGAACACCGAACGCAGAGTTGCTGAAGCCCAGAGAGAATGGGGGCGGCTGGCTAAAGCGTGTGATAAGGCCAAGGAGGAGATAGAGCGGCTGCGCCAGCGCAACAACGAGTTGGCAGGCGAAGTGAATCATTTGTGCGCAAAACGTCGACGCCGAACTCGGCAAACTGGTACGTGGGATGCGGAATAATAGTCAGCTCGTCAAGGGCGGTGTGTTCTATTGGGGTGCGGTCAAGAATGTACTGAACGATGAATGGCGTCTGGCAGAGCAACCGCCTCTTAGGAGCGACCCCAACGATGCCTTGCGATCAATTCAAAAGGAGGAGGGCAATGCCAACGAGTAATCTGCGAGAACTGTTGCAGCTTATAGAAGTCGATACGCCAAGTCCAGCAACCTATAATTTATTTAGGGCCATTGTAAAGCAACTGGAAGCACTGATGAAAGCGCAGAAGTGCAGGGATGTCTATACTATTCATCGTTCCTTCCTGAAGTTCGGTACTTCCACCTGTGGTGAGTGTGGATTCTTCCACGAGCATTCTGGTTGCAGAAGCGTAGACGACAGAGAATGGGCCAGCAGGTTCTGCTATACCGATCCAGAGAGTCCTGCTTGCTGGAACTTTGTCGCCCCCGTGGAATGCGACCAAGATCATCCGTGCGGGGAGAGTAAAGAGCAATATATGAGGCGCTGTTTCACTAAGACCCTCTCCGAGCTTCGCAAGGAGCAGAAACAATCCACGCAAGAACTTGCCGAGGCCAAGGCAGAGATAGAGAACTTACGCAAGGAATACGACGCTGCCAAGGATAACCATGAGGCATACGAAGAGAAAGCACACAACAGAATTTATACTCTGCGCAAGGAGCGTGACCAAGCGGAATCCCAGATCAAAGAACTAGAAGACCATATCCTGCGAATGATGCACAAGGAGGCAAAGTGAAGGAGAAGGATTGGACTAAGGTAATCGTCGTGTGCGCGATTGTGTTCATCCTGTTTCTAGCATCGACATATCTTTCTATCCGAGACAGTGGTAAATATATCATCCTCGACGGATTACTGGCAGACGGATACGATGTAGTCATTGATCGTTCGATTCGGCCTGGCGAGGGACGTTACATAGTGAGGATTTGGCGCGATGGTGGATGGGTGGCGGTAGAAAGATGAACGACCAATTTCATCTGGCTTGACGAAGGCACTTTAGCCGAATTTGACAAATCATAGTAGTTGTGCTATGATATGCTCACTAATCTAATCAAAGGAGGAGCAATGCAAACCCTAGACTTTGGCGAGATCATAGACAAAAACGAAGCTTGGTACGAGGACTATGATACAACTTGCCCCTACTGCCACGGGGAAGGCGAATACGACTGTGATACTTGCGGTGGGGAGGGATCGATCGAGTGCCCAGAGTGCGCGGGGTTTGGTATAGTAGCTGATCGAGAGTGTCAGGAGTGCGAAGGAATAGGGGATACTCTCTGTGAGGATTGTGACGATGAAGGTAAGATTTACTGTGAACATTGCTCCAACGGTCAATTTGAGGTCATGTGGAACACAGCCTATGAGGTCAAGGTCTGGGATGACTATTTGGACGTTGACCACGACAGTCCCAAGTGGCAGGAAGCCTACAAACTGGCTTGGGATAATGACTTCTGCTTGATCGAGCATGGAAGCAAGCGGTATCTCCTGATGGGCATGTGTGGACAAGATTGCACTTGGCTGATCCATTACACCAGGTGGAAGCTGCAAGGTTTCTTGGATGATGAGGACTGCCAACAGTGTATCGGATCTGGTGGCTATGTCTTCTTACGCGATCAGGAGAAAAGGCGCGAACTCTGTGAATATATCAAGGGCCGACTGACTCCACCAGAAGACTACGCTAGGAGTTACGCCTATGACATCGCCAAGATTGACCGCATATACTTGGGTTAGAGCTACAGATTCCGAAGGACATAGCACCATCGCCGAGGACAACCACGACGGAACGTTCACCACTTGGGGATACTCAGTATTTGGTGCTATTGGAAGAACTGGCGAGCCACTACCTGGAGTAACCATCTCACCCGTAATGAAAAAAGACAAAAACGAAATAGATCGGCTGGAGAAGATGTTGGCAAAGGCCGAGTAGCGCAGCCAAGCATGGTACGACTGCTATCGAATAGCAAAGGGACGATGACTGATCGACTCGACATTGGCGACGGAGACAGTATTCCGATGACCATTGCTGCCATTCAACCAGGCGACTACATCTGCAGCCAATTAGCCCCACACATCGTCGGTCGTGTAGTGCGACGTGGCATTGTAGCCCGCTATCCCGCATTCATCATCGAGAACTACAGGGGCATTCTAGCTGTGGTGTTAGAATCAGATACGGTGATTCTTGGTTTGGGCAATATCCAGGACTTAGAACAACGAGTAAGCGACGAATTTGATAAGGCGTAACACTAGTGATTATAGGAGACCAACAATGAAAAATAACTTAGTCCTTCCCACCGATGCCTGCCCCAGTTGTGGCGAACGAGACGTTGACCGTCTTATTTGGGACGACGAAGTCGTGACTTGCGCCACCTGTGGTGTTGTCTATGACCCCAATGAGCGAAAGAAAGGAAAACGAATATGGACTGGCCGACAGCAATAGTGCTAATTGCAATGTTGGTATTATCTGGTTTTATCTTCTGGTGTATAGGCCGTGCGTAGGAGGAAAGAACAATGGAAATGAAAGAACTGAGAAAGGCGATAGAGCGCTACAAAGAAGCTCGTGAGGCGATATACAATTTTATTGAGATCTATGGAGACGAGATTCCTAGCCAAATACTGGCAACTCTGGGCAATTACCACTACTACATTACGAGCCAAATCGCAGAACTTAAGGATGTGATAGTAGAACTCGCAGGCCCACCGACCAAATTTGACAAATCATAGCATTTGTGCTACACTATGATAAAAGGAGAAAAGGATGTTAGACTTTCTCGGTATACTTGGTGACTATGATGAGCGCAAGATTGGTCGCTTTGAGGATGGCAAGCTAATCATAGATACGTGTATGGTTTGTGATGCAGATGAGAACTACGAGACGGCCATTACCCATCCAGCGTACAACAGTGGAAAGTGGGTCATTGTCGAAACTTATGCTACCGAAGAGCTGGCAAAGGTGGGACACGCCAAATGGGTTAGGACTATGACTGCTCCAGAACTTCCTGATCGATTGTTTGACGTAGGATCGGCGGGAATAAAAAAGCTCGCAGAAGCCTTTGGTGAAGATTTTAGTCAAGGCTATGAGCGTCAGGAGGCAAAACGATGAAACGTCCCATCTGTGTTAAATGCGAAACAGAGTTCCAACAGATCAAAACAGGGATCGCAGTGGTAGATATGTTTTCATCGTCTCCAAAGCCATACCAAATATGGTTAGCCGACTTATTCGAGTGCCCTATGTGCAAAGTTCAAATCGTTAGTGGATTCGCAGATAGGCCGTTGGCACATCATTTCGAGGCTGATCTCAAGCATTGGCTCCAGTTATGGAAAGCTGGTGGGGGATTTCAGGTATTCAATTACGAACGCACGGGTGAATAGAAGGAGGACTGATGAACAGAGACTTCGCACCCATTTACTCTAAGGATGACTACACATTCGTCATCCCGAACAAAGACCAGATCGGCCACACCGCTGAGGAAGCCTGGAAGATCGGTCTTGGCACTCAGTTGGTTGAGGGAATCATGCTTGGCTTTCGCTCTACGGGGCGAACACTCGAACTCACCGACAACGTGCTCCACGTCCCCGCCAAGTTGGGCAGCACTGATATTGCTTTGCTCAGTGGGCCTCTGTTCGATGAACACGTTGTGCCCAAATCTGCCCCGCCAGCGGAGTAACTGGTAGAGGGAGGTGGACTATGCAGATAGGTGATCGGGTAAAGATCGTGTCAAGCAATCCGTTTTACAAACCGACTTCAGACCTCGTTGGTCAAGAAGGAACGGTCATCGGCCTCCCTGAGATGGGGTATATCGGAACTCTAATCAGGGTACGTTTTTCTGATGGGAAGGAATTCCTCTGTTTCGAAGATGAAATGGAAATCGTAACCACCAGCGAGTAGCTGGCAAAGGAGAAGGACGTGATAGCCAAATGGCACGGATGCGGTCACAGAATCTGGGTCGAGTTCAGATGGACAGGATTCCGTTACGCGCCGGTGTATAGGGACAATGAAGAGGAAAGCCCAACCGTCGGTGAGTACACGGCACACTGCCCAACGTGTGGCGAGTTCTTGTCGATGGACGTTCTGCTGTCAGAGGACGCCTATCTGGATAGCCTGGATGACATCCAGCCAGCGGGCGAGTAGAAGGAGGAGGTAGCCGTGAAGCCCAAACCCATATACTGGCAATACTGTCCCAAATGTGGTCAGCTTATCGGACTCTATGAATACCCCGTCAACAGATCCCCTGATTATGGAGATGACATACGCCGCGAGTTAGGCATCCTTCAAAAGGAACATCAATGTCTGTGTGATAAGTCTAAGTCGCCAGCGGGCGAGCAGAAAGAGACGTGATGGTGAACAAGGCGTGTAAGTTTTCTTATACTTGCGAGTTCTCTCGTCAAGAGTGCCGTGGCTTACCGTCGCTGGTGGACGAACTTGTAGAGGCAATCAAAAGCGCATTGGTCTGGTTGAGGAAGATTGGGGGACCTTCCAATCCGTTATGGTCAGTGAATATAGACTACGCCATCGACGATTTGGAGACTGCTCTGGCCCGCCACCAGAAGGAGGTGGGCGATGCCTAAGTGTAGGGACTGCCAGCACTTCTTGCGGATATTGGTATCCATTGGTGACTGTGACCAGTGGGAAATATCGGTGTGTTCTAATAGTCCTAGTTGCGACGCATTCAGGCCAAGGAGGCCGACCATTGGGCAGGGCACGCTCTGCATCGTCGTTTGCCTGGCCCTGCAAGCATTTCTGTGGGTATTGGACATGAGGGTCTGAAGGAGGAAAATGAGATGAGGAAATGGTATTACTGGAACAGCAACGGATTCGCGGTGGCGGTGGTCGGGGTAGTGACGATGCTCCCTCCAAAAGAGGGGGAAGGCCCAGATGAGCCGTTTGACTGGGCAGCCTACATCGGAGCGACGGAGGGGAGCACAACGCTTGAGAAGGAGACGGTTGATTTCGTGGACAGTCGCGGCTGCAAACTCTCCAAGAACCTCGCCTGTGCATTCTTTCCCCCATTCGCAGAGATTCCCTATCGGGACTAGCGATGTGGATGTGAAGGAGACAAGATGAAAAGCGCTTGTGCAGTCAACTACTCTCATAATGGTGACTTCTTCAACATCATGGTACACAGAGATGGCTATGATCGCTACTCACAATGTGAGGATTGCCCTCTTACCAAAGAGGAGGCGTGGCTGGTCGCTCACTGGGCTGACGAAATGTTCAACAACAAAACTTATCGTTTTACTGGCGTCAGCCCTTGGGGGTGGACTATCTTCCTTCCTGAGCGAGAGGTAAACGAAAGGCCATTAGAAAAGCCTATGATCGAGCGTCTAGTAGAAGCCATCGGTCGCCATCCCGCTGCAGAGAGCGACCCAGATGTCATCGATGCCATCAACGCCATAGAGGATGCCCTGAAACAGGAGGCCGCCGATGCCAACAGCACTGACTGATGAATGGATCGAAGAGCAACTAAGGTTGTGTGGGGCGGCGACCGAGGAGCCATGGCGCACTGAGCGTTGGCCAGATCAGGTTGACATATGCAATGTGGCTGTCATTGCTGGAGCCTATGCGGGCAAATACTATGTAGCACCAGCAATGTTGCCACAGAATGCCATCTTCATCGCTGCGGCCCGTGAGGGCTATTCGCTGGTGCTGAGGGAAGTGCTGCGGCTGCGGAAACAGCGGTGCGAGACGTGCCATTTCTTCCACTACGATGATTTGAGGAATGAGTGGCTATGTAGTCTTCGCATCACAGATAATATGCCTGATTGGTATTGTGCCGACTGGAAACCAAGAGAGGTGGTCAAGGAACTGGAGGAGTGAGATGCCAAAACTGAGTGAGAGCCTTCCTATGCAACTATCCCATGAGGAGGGGGAAGGCTGGAAGATGGACACCGTGGATTTAGCAAATTGGCTTATTGAACTGGCCCAGCAAGTAGAGGTCCAAGGGGAGCGGCTCGACGTCCTGGAGGGCAAGCATAAGGAGCAAGCTCCAGTTGACCAGAGGCTCGTGGAGGAGGCTCTGGAGATAGCCCTGGAATGGAAGAAGGGGTTTGTAGAGGACTCGTGGGCACTCTCCAACCTTCAATTAGTTATTGATCCTCTGCGTCGCGCCCTGGAAGGAGACTCGAATGACCAAGACTGAACCACGAGACTACGTAGCAGAGATGAAGTTCGTGAAACAGGCGATGACTTATCGAAGTAGTCTGGTAGCAGGGTATGTTCCTTATGGGCATGTTATTCACCTGTGGAATGAAAGTCGAGCGCTATGGCCTTTGTGTAGAAGCAAGGCTGGTTATCGCAATCGCAAGAGAACAATCGAGTGGGGCGATAGGGTCTGTCAACAATGCCTCCGACTGATTCAAAGAAGGGATAGATGATGACCAAGACTGACGCCGAATGGCAGGCCCTGGATCAACGAATAGCATGCGAGATTATGGGGTTGCTTACCTGGGACGACCTAACCCCTGCGGAACGACAAGACTACATTGACGTTACGCCCAAAAAGTTCCTCGACATGTCGCTGGAGCGGTGGAAGAAGAACTATTGGAAGCGCCAACATGAGTCTGTGTTCCCCCTCCATGCGTTCTCTGGCTGGCAGCCCCATCTCGACGTGGAACAGGCACTGAGGGCGCTGGATACAGTTGCGGACAAATATCCAGATGTAGGATATACGCTGGAACGTGCGACACCAAAGCGGCTACGCAGCTACATGTGTGCTTTTGGGAATCCCGATGCGCCTGAAACTTTGACCTTTGCGCCTACTCTGCGCGAGGCCATCTGTTTGGCAATCGAGCAGTTTCTGGATGCCCAGAAGGAGGAGCAACATGCCCAAGAGGACTGACGCCGAATGGCGAGAGCTGGACGAACGACTTGCGCGAGAGGTGATGGGTCTATGCAAGTGGGATGACATTCCCCAAGCGGAGCGCGGTTCATTCCTCTTGATACGCTATGGGGGTCTTGTTGATGCGCCTTACTGGGACAATTCTAGCCAACCCAGCGTTGGTTGGGCAGAACTCACTCTCGCTACCCAGCAATCGTTCTGGTGGCAGAGGCATCCAGAATATGGATGGATTCACGCCTACGAGCGTCGTGACTGGCGGCCCCACGAGGACGTGGCTCAGGCACTGATGGTGCTGGATAGGATAGTCAAGATACGTCGTCATGGACACTCCATCTTTTTACTTGCCCCACATCTGACTCGCTATCGGGTGCTGATATGGGAGGGATTCGGTTGTGTTGGCATTTGGCGGGGGGAACACGTCAGTCGTGCCAAGGCTATCTGCCTCGCGATAGAAGCATGGGCCAATGCCCAGAAGGAGAAACCATGATGACCAACAAGACTGACGCCGAGTGGCAATGTTTAGCCAAGCGCATTGCACGAGAGCTGATGGGGCTACTTGTCTGGGATGACCTGACCCCAGAAGAGCAACAAGGGTACATTGATGTCGTGCCCCCAAAGTTCCTCAACAGGTCAATGAGGGAGTGGAAGAGGAGCTATTGGAAACGTGCATATGGCTCGGTTTTCACAGTGGATGACTATTCTGACTGGCAGCCGCACAAGAACAGGTCCCAAGCGATGGACGTCTTGGAGGCAGTGAGGGGTAAGGGCTGCTGGAGCGCAGTTCGTATGAGGGACGGTAAGTACAAGCCCTATACATGTAGGCTTTCATGGGGCTGGGATTCAGAGAAATGCACATGGCAACACGATGATCGGGAAGGAGACGATCTGCCCCAAACCATCTGCTTGACAATCGAGGCATATCTGGATGCCCAAAAGGAGGAGCAAGATGACCCTAGCTGAAGCCAAGACCGCTCTCGAGGCCCTTCCTGGCGTCCATGAGGTGACTGAGTTCGTCGTGAGCGACGACCTCGCCATGCCAGTCTATGTGCGTTTCAACATCTACTGCACCAATCCTGACCTCTTGGAGACGATACGGAGCATTCAAGAGAACTTGGAGCGAGACTTAGACTGTATGGTCTTCGTCAATCTGAAATTTGACAAATCATAGTGATTGTGCTACAATGATGGGAACTGGGTCTTGAGGAATGGTTAGATGATATTTCTAAAAGATGGTCACTATATGTTTGAATTTGGAATAGAGCCGTGTCTCCGCTCCTGTTGGAAATGCAATCCAGCGCATAAGCATCTGAGGGAATCACCGTATCTTCATCTATGCTATAGATGTGGAAAAGTATGGTGTTTAGGTTGGGACTTTGATACTGAGGCTACCCACGAAGAATTTAATCGGCACGTTGAATCTCGCAGTGTGCAATATGGTGAAAGCACGCTGGAGTCCATAAGGAAGGAGAAGATTAATGGAATTAATTAAGCTAGACCTCGTGGATAAGAATGGGCGCGAACATCGATTGTTAGTGCGCCCTTTCCAGAATGATCTTGGTGAGATAGTCATATTAGGCATAGACATACTTTATCGTGACACACCAAACATCCGCTCCTGTTGGGAAGGTAATACCAAGATTGAGGTTACTGCTATTATCGAGGCAGAGATGGCAAAGCGTGGTTATACGCTTGAGTATTATAACCGCAAGACTTGGACAGACTGCGAGGGCTATGCGATTTTCAATCCACAAGAGGAGGAAAACGATGAGCACTAGAGGAATAATCGCACTCTTGGAGGGGGTATGAATAATGCCTATCTATCGTTTCTCTGAATCAGGCAGTTTCTCTGTCTTAGTCGAGGTCGGAGCCGAAAACGAAGAAGAAGCCCGTGAATTACTCGACGATGGTGAGGGCGAGGAGATTGAGGGTTCATTGGAATACTATGGTGCTTATTTTGAGCTTCAGGAAGTTATAGATGGATCTCCGAGTTAACGACGTATTAGTTCACCGTTCAACACAAACCTTATGGGCTGTGATCGAGACAGAACCTAATTTAGTGCTATGCGATCCTTACGGTCTGCAAATCGACCGTCGTATGCCATCTTTCGTGGCGACAACAGTTGTCTTTGGTGAAGTCTTCAAATTCGCTTGGCATCACGAGAAGGAGAAATATGACCTTAATTGAAACCCTCCTCTCAGAACATACTGAACTATTCCGCACTGTGCAGGCTTGGGATGACATAGATGGATACACAATTGCCATCGGAGATCTGATTTGGTTTATGTCTGATTCTCTTGATGAGTTTTGTGAATGTGAAGGAGATTGGTTAGAAAATTGGTGGTGGACTCCAAAGGACTACTTTGGAAAACCGATTTCTTTAGATGAACTGCCAATCGGGGTGCTCAGGAAAATCATCTCTCTAGACGAGGAGGGCTGAAATGCCGATTTATCGTTTCATTGAGTCTGGTAATTACTCCCGTTTCTGCGAAGTTGAGGCTTCTGATGTAAAGAAGGCATTCAAACTCCTTGATGATGGCTTAGTTGAGGAGGTCGATGGGTTGCTAGAATATCGTAACTCCAAAGTAACCTTGCACGAAATCAGATTTCACAAAGGAGAATATGAAAGGATGCAGGAGATGACTAAGACCATCTTGAATCTCCTTTCAGAACATCAAAACTTCTTTGCCACTGTAAAAGCCTGGGATTACGGGGAGTCTCCAGAGCACCCTAGATATGCAATTTCCATCAAGGATGGTGTTTGGTTTATACCTGAAGGCGAGACTGCTTGGAAATATGATGGTGAGTGGGGCTGTGATTACTTGGGAGGATTAATTTCTTTAGATAGGCTACCCCTTGCAGTAATCAAACAAATCATCACTTTAAGTGAAAAAGGAGCCTAAAATGCCTACACCAGTAGATTTCGTTGGCACAGTATCGCGGGGATCGATAAGTGACGTGGAATTGATCAAAACGTTCGCAGCTTTTCTTGACTACTACTGGCCAGAAAAAGGAGAGGAACTCCGTTGGGAATTCTCGGAGGTCTTTGATTCGTTGAAAAATCCAACTCATTGGGCAGGGGATGAATGGGAGCCACCTGAAGTGATTTCTTGGGCTGGTAATCTGGTGTACGAAGTTTATTGGAACGCTCTAAATGAGTTATCTCCAGAAGGTTATTTCTTTGGAGAAAATCCAAAAGACGCTAACGATCTTGGTTATTGGAGAAGAGGATGAATAATCTAGGAAAAATTGCTTTGCTTCTTTGGGTTTTTTCGGTTTGGTTTATGGTTATTTCTGGTAACGAACCTTCTTGGTTACTGTTTATTTTTTCTTTGCTTACAGGTCTCTGCATACTTAGTATCGCCTTGTCTTGAAACTGGTGTCCAAGATAATTGCACTTGCTTTTATGTGGTCGTTTTTTGAGGCGGGTTTTTGAGGCAGAATCGACTTTTGGAGGGAATGAGATGGGATACTATACCGATTATGAAATGTTGCCAAATTTATGGAGTTTTAGAGGACAGATCTCTTCAGAAGAGCATAAAGCCATCGATACATTCATCGCCTCTGACGCTGGGGAAGATGGCTGGTCATATCTGAATAAAGTATGGCTTCGTGAGGGGAGCGATCTTACTTGGGATGATCACCAAGTCGATATGGCCAAACTCTCCGCAGCCTTTCCAAGCGTGCTCTTTGTATTGTGGGGTGATGGTCAAATGAAACTTGATCATTGGAAGGAATACTACCTCGATGGAAAATGCCAGGTAGTACGAGCAGAAATCGTTTATCCCGACTTCGATGAAAGCCAGTTAAGGAGCATTAATAAAGAGTGTCCATCTTGCTATGGCGAGGGCGTTCTTCACGCCGATGGATACCCAAGTATTGGTTGTCCAAAGTGCAATGGGGAAGGGGAAATAGATGATCCTGAAATGTCCTAACTGTGGCACTGAGTTGCGACTTATGGTCGTGCTCACATTCGTGGACGTTCAAGCGAAGGGCGAGGTCGATGAAGGCGGATTAGCGCACTTTGTATTCGGCAACACTGGAGTCAGGGCAAGGGATAAGGTAGAATCGATTTACTGCCCGAATCCAGGCTGTGATTGGACGTTCGATGATCCTTGGGCCTTTCTAAAGTCGGAGGTGAAAAAGAGTGATTAAAGACAGGGATATAGCAGTGCTACTCGATGAATATGCTGACATACGCGAAGCTCTGACGGGTGAATTCTTGTTCACACTGGTCGGCGTGGATTTTGAGGCACGGGCAGGGCGCGGATTTATCGACCTCTATGATGCACTCATTGAGATAGAACATAAACGAATAACTCATAAGAGGAGAGCAACAATGTGGGAATGGCTGATTGAAAACAACAAGCTATGGTGGGGCATGTATACGCTGTTCGTTCTACTTTTGGTACTGGCTAGTGCCACAGATTTGGTAGTAATCGGGGTGGCAGCGGTATTGATTGCCATTGTGCTGGGTATTTTCACATGGCTCAAATATCGAGGAGATAAAAATGTCTAGACTAAGCACTGTTTTATGGGAACTTTATTTGAAGGGTGATTCAAGGATTTCAGTGATCGATTACTTTCAACAAGACTCACTCACCTACGTCAAGGTTATCGTCAATGATGGCAGCCACGATGTTATGGTTCAGGAAATAACTGGATACCCCTTTACATTTCTTGGGCACGAAAAAGAGGCATTGAACGATGCCATCAAAAAGGCTCTCGAAAAGGTGGCAAACATCATCACAGAAAAGGCAATTGCGCCAGTGATAAAGTTATTCGATGAAACTCTGTAATATCTGTGGCAAAGAATTCGTCGATTTCTGCAAGCCCTGCGCTGTGCGGGCAGCTATGCGAAGCATCAGGAGACAAGATGCTCTGAGAGGTTTGGCGTGTAGTCAGAAGCAGACTCGCCAAGCACGAGGCAGAGCATTAATCGAACTAGACGATCCAGAGCTTGCGACGAGTATCGTCTTAGGAGATCCCGATCCATACCTGCGAAGGGCGTCCTTGATGTTCATTAGAGACAAGGAAACCTTGATGGAAGTCATCTATACCGACGAAGATTGGCAAGTTAGACAGGTTGCGATTAGTTGTCTCAAGGATGAGGCGTTGCTCAAAGAGGTTATGAAGGGTTTTGCACAGGAGAGCACTAATTATCGGTTCGCCGAGGAGTGTTTGGAGGGTTTGAAAGCAAATTCGGTGAATTTGACAAATCGTTGACATTGTGCTACTATATGGTCTGGAGGCGGAATCGTGGGAACACGATATATCTTGACAGTAGTCTGTTCTGAGTGTGGCTTCGAGGACGACGACGTATACTTTGCTCCGACGTGCGACTTTGTGACTTGGAAGTGTCCCAAATGTGGATTCATCGTAGACCTTATGGAACTTACTGGAACCAGCTATGAGGACGCTTCCAACGCAGGAGAGATAGCTGAACTTTGTAGAAAGTACTCTTGATAATCGCTTATGGAATTCAAACCTGGCCTGGAGCGATGACGTGCCCGTTTTCCTTGCCCCATCCGTCGGTTAGATTTTCCTGTCGTCGATGCAAGTTTTGCTGGTGGATACTTTTAGGTATCACATCGAATGATTGGGCAGAGGTTCGTTGCCCACAATGTGGGGAAGTAGCGTTGTTGCCACCGATAGCGATTGAGGTATTCTAAGGAGGGAAAGTGACGACAAAACTTAGTGAGCGAGTACCTTATAGTGATACGATTTGGGCGAATTGGCTCAAAGAGTTAGCTCAACTTGTTGAGCGTGGGCAGGAGGAGAATTGTTGTTTACGCGAAGAATTGGCACAGATTGTCAAACCAACTCTAAAAGGAAAAGTCAATGTGACTCAATCCTGTGTCGAGACTGCCTATGAGCCACAGAGCTATGACGAGGCTGTGTCATTATGTAAAGGCTGGAGGCGTCTTCCAGAAGACTACCCTTTTCGGCCCCTGCTCTGGGAGTTGAGGAATTCAGAAGGCACTTGTACTTGCGATGTTCGCGGACACTTACCACCGTGGGAAACCATAATGTGGCCCGACCTTCTCAAGGAGATGAATGAGCCTTGTAGTGGAGAGTCCCCAGACTTCTATTTGACCTGGAGTGCTAACAACTTGAAATGGTTGTGCTCTTCTGCTATCCATCCGTTCCTGCGACAATTCGATAAAGAGAGTTTCGGTGGTGCTGTTTGTGGTGCTTATCTGCGCTTGAAAGGGCACAAGGATTGGGCTGATCGGTTGTGTCGATGAATTTTAGTCGAGATTGGAGAAGCGGTGCATCACTCAGAAAGGTTGGATCGATAATTGTCTTAGAGTGTGACTATGATCCTGAGTTGATCGAGCAAATCAAGGAGAGAATTCCATCTTGGGAGAGAACTTGGAATCCAGCAACTAGGCAATGGGAATTTGCGGAAAAGCATACAAGGTTAGTTCAGCGGCTTGTTAGAGATTACTTGAATGAAATAGTGTCTATTGAGGAGAAACTATGAAAAGAATTATGCAGCGAATGATAGGAGTCGATATTGAAAGTTGGCGTAAGACTGGCGACTTAGTAGATCAGGGAAAAATTGCTTCGCGGGCAGCCTTCGTTAGAGAAGCGCACACGAGGCATTTGCAGGAATACTTTATCTACGAATCGTTGCCCCTTGAGGATAAAGTCGCCGTGCTTATGAAGAACTTACAAGAATTGCTAGAGCGTTTGGGAAAGTTAAATTGCTCATAGCCACCAAGATTGCAGATACTTTCTTTGCCACCTGTGAAGCGCATGGACTCAATCCAAACTTCGTCGCTTCTCATCTGGTGACGGAGCACTCATTTGTTTTAGATGTAGAACTGGTCAAGCCTTGGAAGAGACTGTATTCGTCGAATTGTCGAGACTTGCGAATCTCCAAGAACGCAACTGAGACTATAAGGGATTTGTCAGTTCTATATGACTGTTCCAAACAAGCAATCTTGACTGCACTAATCCAACAACACTTACCAGTTCTACAATTCTCATTAGTAGTCTATCCAGTGTTGGAGAAGTTAGCAGATAAAAAGTTCAGGCCCTGTGTAGGTATCTACATCGACATCTATGAAACTCTTTCAAATCTGGCGAAGCGAGAGGGAGTAAGCCGCACCAAATTAGCCAAAGACATTTTTGTCTCGCTTGACAGAGATACCGTTTTAGAGGTTGCTCGATCTGAAAAATTCCAGTCTTATTCCAAGCAATTACACGATAACGCCACAGTTATGAATCTTCCAGAGTCTTTCTATCTTTCATTGAGGGAGGCCAAGGATCGTTACAAAGCGAATATGGTCACTTTGGCCTCATTCATCCTTCTTCAAGAGTTTGAAAGCATAGCGTCGATTGATTTGAAATCGGAGTGGCGTGATTTTTTGTGGGATTCATCGTCATAATTATTTTCGCCTGTGTCTTATGGGGAGTCTTTTTGATCTCCTATGTTTCGTCGAAGCTGAAAAGCGAACCAGTAATCCACGATCAAACAGTTTGGGAACCAGAGTTATTCTTGCCAGACGATGGGCCTGATTTCTATGAATACGAAGAGGATGGTCGAGTGCGAAGGGCAGAAAAAGGATCAGATACTTACACCATAATCTATGGGAAACTAGGTGGGAGGAGGTAAAATGGGTATTCGGGAGGGCATTATCGAGCAACTGTTAAAAGCTCCACAGGAAATCGAGGAGGCTGAAATACGTTGTATCGATGAGCAGGTGCGTTTAGACAGTATGAAGCGTGAGAACTTGGAGTCAGCACGATTGATTCTTCAACAAGCTGAGTTTGATGCCAGTGCTCTAGCCTATGGTTTGGACGATCCAAAAACGTCGGTAGTGAAGGGGCGAAACGCAGAAATTCGTAAGATTGAGTTAGGAAGGTTTCTATCGAGGGAGAAAGGATTGGTGGATGCACAGGAGAGGGTGAATGAAATAGCGAGAAGGATGGCGAAGGTAGAGGCGTATTTGGGGATGTTAGAAGCGGCATTACATGGAAGGCAGAATACATTGAGGGCTAATATAGCCCTCGCACAACTCTTAGGAGGAAGAGATGACTGACTTGATCAAGAAGGAAGAGTTTTTGCCAACGGCAGTTCCAGAAATCCCCGACGACCTAGTAGGGGAAGGTATGGAAGCCTTTGGGAGAGCAGATTTAATAATCCCTCGCTATATCAAGAGGGAAGCTCTCTCAAAGATCACAGAAGGTGAACTTGGTTGGTACATTAACAACGTAACTAGAAACGCGAAACCACTAATTAAGGCTGTTCTCTTGCGGTTTACCCACGGCAGGGCGATGTTCGATCAAAAGGCAAATCTGTTATGCTCCAGCAATGATGCACATACTCCGATGGAACGATTTCGTGGTGAATACGCCAAGGTATGTTCTGATTGTATAAATGCCAATTGGGGAAAGGATCGAACCAGACCTCAGTGCCCCATTATGTACAACTTTCTTTGCTGGGACTTACAAGAGAACAGTCCCTTCATGCTGTCGATGCGTGGTATGAGCGTCAGACATGCAAAGAGAATCTTGAGTGAGTTCAAGATTCGTTTTAAATCGGTTCTCTTTGCAAGACCTGTGGTGATATCTTCCATCGGCCCAATCACAGGAGACATCGGAACTTGGTATGAAACGGTGATAAATGTTGACGAAGAGGCGTCGAAGACCTACGATTGGCGTCCCTTCCGCGATAAGTTCCTCGAACTCCGCGAGTTCCAAGTCACCACCGAGGTCGAGACAACCGTAGAGACTGAAGAAGAAACTGGCGTGGTCGAAGAAGAGGAGGGTGGGGATATTCCAGTATGATTAAATTGAGGAGAGTAAAGTGAAATGAAAGTATATCTAGCTGGCAACGTGCATACCAATTGGCGTCAGGAAATCATACGATGCTTTCCTACTATCGAATTCCTTCAACCCTACAAAGACGATAAAGGTAACTTTGTAGCCACTGAAGAGGGCGTCAGTTTGCTGCCTCCAGCACATTTCACGCTGCGAGATTTGCTTTTCATTGACAATAGCGATGTGATCTTTGGGTACATCGCTCCATATGGAAAACACAATAGGCATCACGGCTTGATGATCGAGTTGGGTTATGCAAAGGCTCTACGCATTCCCATCGTTCTCGTGTGCGAAATGTCAGAATTCGATATGGCTATAGAGATTGCTGACGTTGTGTTTTCCACTCTAGTAGATGGTGTGAAGTTCTTGAATTTCCTGATCCGAAAGAATCCAATATAAACTTTCTTTGACAAATAAAGGCTTCTGTGCTATCCTAGTTTGTGCAACCCTCGTTGACGAGGCAGGTTGGCCTCTGCCCCTCGTGGTGAATGCGGCGTAACCACCACGTTGAGGTTCGCCGAAATTATACACTAAGCAACGAGGGGTTTGCCTTCTCTATGGAAGAAAAAGAAAAATAACTATGAAGAAGGTACGTACTGTATATCTAGTCATATATGGTAACTACTGGCCTTCGGAAGTTGAATCCGTATGGTCTAACAGTAAAAAAGCACAACAGCGGATTGATGCACTCGGAGGCGAAAAGGGAGGCTGGAGAATATATGAAATTCCCCTAGACGATGCAGAAAAGGATTTTTGTGTCGCTTTATAGCTAAGTATATCCTTTGGGGTGAGCGGGATGAATGAGTATGGCGCGGGCGGCGTGGTGGGAACATGCGGCTAGTGAGACAAGGGACACGAACCGTTGAGTCGTGTAGTTGATGGGCTGGGCAATCCATCTAGCAGGTTCGAATCCTGCCCTGCGCCTTGAGAGAAAGATAAAACCATTCCTTCTAATGAGATAAAACTTGCTCCTAGAAAACATCTTCTCCGACATAAATCCCAGTGAACAAATCTTAGTCACTCATCGACCTCACGCAGGGGTTGGTCTTCTGCCTGGTGAATTGGTCGATGGTGTCGTGGATGCTCTTGCTTACCGAGATAAGTTCAAGGATCACGACTGCTTCTTCGGAGTAGCTCCTAGAATCAGGGGCCTAAAAGAGACAGTCAGCAGAGTGACCTGTGTTTGGGCAGACATCGACTCTAAGGACTTTGGTTCTTCAGAGAAGGCTAAAGCGTCTATCCAAGCGATCCCCGCATCTCCTACCTGCCTAGTCTTCAGTGGTCACGGATTCCATTCCTATTGGAAGTTGCAAAGTCCAGTAACACCTGAGAAGGCGCAGGAGATAATGCGGTCTTTTTGCAACACGATAGGATCAGATCCAACCCATCATGCTGGCTGGAGATTAAGAATCCCAGGGAGTACCAACTTCAAGGAACCTGACCATCCTGTGCCAGTGAAGGTAATAGAGTTCTATGAGAATCTCGCTTATGATCCCAACGATCTATTGAGATTCTGTAAAGTTTCACAGAAAATCAAGGATATGATGTGGTCAGGGGCAATTAGCAATAAAAAGCTCTGGGATTATCGTTCTCGCAGTGAGCGCGATCTAGTCGTAATAATGGAGTTAGTAAAGTGTAAAGTCTCTGATGCTGGGATAGAGCAACTGTGTCTCTCCTTACCATTCGGTGAGCGAATCCAAGAGGATGGTGGCCTTCGACTTCTGCACAATTACGACCTTCCCAGGGCGAAAGAGCGTGCAAATAGAACGCTATCGACTAATTTTCAGGAAGATAAGAATAGTTGTTACTGGTACATCACCGAAACTAAACGTAAAAGAGTCAGTACGTTCGTAATAGACCCCAAGAAACTCTTGAGGTCAGTAGAAAATAACGAGGATATAATTTTTGGAACGGTGCGATCACTCGATAAGGAAGTCCCCAATCAAGCCTTTCCGCGTTCGTCGTTCAATTCAACGATGAACTTCTTGAAGTCTATAAAGGACGCTGCATGGCAATGGTTGGGGACAGATTTCGAGATACGCAGTCTCCTTCCAGCCCTCACAGAACGACTTCGAGAAGATGATGCACCAATAGCTTACGGAACACAAGTTTTGGGAAGGCAAAAGAATTACTGGATAGCGCAAGGGATTACTTTCGATGCCCATAAAGTATACGACAATCACGATGCTCCTTACGTGCATATTCATACAGGGCGTAATCCACCAAAGTTGAGCTACCAATTCCCCGATCCTAAACAATATAAAAAGTTAGTTCAGGATATTTGTACTTACTTACCAAAGATCAATCACTCTGATGTTATGACTACGATAATAGGTTGGTTCTTTGCAGCTCCACTATCGACGATTTTCAGGGAGGCAAAGATTCACTTTCCCCATTTGAATATCGTGGGTACTACAGGGAGCGGTAAGACCACCACTGTAGAGGATATTTTCTTACCTTTATTTGGATACGACCCTCCGACGGCGTACTCTTATCACACCACGAGATTCAGTCTGCTCGCCCTCTTTGGTTCGACCAACGCGATTCCAATCTCTTTCGGCGATTATAGAGCTGTGGCTCGTTCTCAACGTCACGCTGATTTCCTCGACATAATGCGTACCGCCTACGATTGGCAGCACGATATGCGGGGTAAGCAAGACCAGACCACGGTCGATTATCCCCTGCTTGCCCCTGTGTGTGTCGATGGCGAGGATGCACTAGAAGATAATACAGGGGCTATCAAGGAGCGAGCTTTAATCGTGAACTTGCACCCAGAGACCATTAAAGAAGGAAGCGCTCGCTATGAAGCCCTAAAGACCCTAATCGAATATCCGCTGAATCTCTTCGCTGGTAGGTATATCCAATTTACTTTGGAATATGGTTGTAAGGAGATTACTACTCTATTCGATGATTCAATGACTGAATTATTTGCTGCAATTCCAGATGTAATCCCAGATAGGCTGCGAAGGAATATCGCCGTGGCGATAGTGGGAATCAAATTATACAACGAATTCGCCAGGAGATACGAAGCTCCTCCTATAGTCTGGGATCGCGTCGATTTTATGACTACTCTGGACAATACTATGTTGAAGACGGTAACAGGAGGCACAAGGATAGCTGTGGATAGTTTCGTCGAAGACGTAGTAAACTATGTTTCCCTGCGTAGTGGACTAGAACGTTTCCGTTGGAAGTATGACGCTGCCGATAATGTCCTTTGGATACCGATGTACGCAGCCTACGGCTGGTGGCGGGCGGAACGGGGCAGACAGGGAAGAGACCCTATAGAGTATAAAGCCGTCATAATTCAATTAAAGGAACGGGAAAACAAGTACGTAATTGGGACTAAGCCAATACCCATCTCTGGTGAAACCTACAGATGCACAGGGATTCACCTCGGTCGAGCTTTCAAGTGTGGTTTGGAGACACCCGACTGCCTTTCATTACATGCCGAAATCAGCGATGTCAAGGAAGACTATGCTTAAAGGAGAAAAATGAGTAAACGTACAGAGATTCTTCAAAAGTTGGCTGCTTTGTATGAACGTCATTCTTCGGGTATTCAAGTTGAAATATGGCAAGAGCGACCCTATACTGCAGCTAAAGTGCTTTATATGTGGACAAAGAAGCCTTGTTTTGGATTCTCTAAAGTTTGCTATCCTGATAAATGGGATGCAGACTATGGCGTTCGCATTGCTGTCTATAAAGCTTTAGGTAGGATCGCACGAGTGTTGGCTGAAAACAATGTTGACTAACTGTGCCTCATGCCCTCTTCAAGGCCAGAAATTAGTCTACGGCCACGGACCTGACAAACCTCGCTATGTCATTGTTGGAGAGGGGCCTGGTCGTGATGAAGATCGTCAGGGAAAGGTCTTCGTCGGACCAAGTGGTCAACTTCTCCACGGGGCGATAAAACTTGTAGGTTTTGATGACATCTTCTTCACCAATACGACACTTTGCCTTCCCACTGATGTGAAATACAAAGTTCCAGCCGCCTATTATTGTCGGAATCGACTCATCCAAGAAATCAAAGAGCACGAACCTGAACTAGTCATCGCCCTCGGAGCGATTGCTACAGATATTCTTTTGGGAAAGGGAGCAGGGATTACTTTACGTAGAGGTCGCGTATCTTATTCTGAAGAATTGCAGACTGAGGTGCTTCCCACGATTCATCCAGCAGCGGTTCTTCGCTTCTTAGATTACTATAGAGATGTTTTATTTGACTTGAAGAAGGCCAAGTTTTGGTTCATTCCATCCTATCGTAGTGAATATGATCTGAGCGATCCAAAAGTCGATTGGTCGATTGTCGATGATCCAAAGCAGGTGTTCAATGCTTTAACGAATTCGCCGATGGCAGTCTTTGACATCGAAACCTCAAGCCTCAATCCGTTGAATTGCGAGATCCTCTGTGGCGTCGTTGCAACGAAGGATAAAGTCTTGGTGCTCTCCAAAGAACTAGCTAACAACATTTCCTTTATGACCGCTATAGCTGAGTACGATACGTGCTGGATCGGCCATAACTTCAAGTTCGACAGAAAGGTACTCAAAAGATGTCTCGGCGTTGATTTTGAGTTCGACTTCGATACTATGCTCGCTCATTATGTCCTCGATGAACGCAATGCCAAACATAAGGGCAACCACGGCTTGAAGCATCTTGCCAGAATTTACTTGAACGCTCACGATTGGGATGTGAAACTCCCCAAGAGCAGGAGTTACGCCGATCTTCCCCAAGACGTGCTCTACAAATACACAATGTGGGATGGATTCTACACCTACAAGTTGACAGAGTATCTTCAGAAAGCCCTTGAGAGGTATCCCAAGCAGAGGGCAGTTCTTGACAGAATCTTGATTCCTCTGGCCAACGTCTTGGCGGATGTAGAACTTTTCGGTACTAGAATCGATTTAACAGAGGTACATCGAGTCGATGAGCAACTGAAGGAAGAACTTGGACAACTACGAATCGATCTTCGAGAACTCGTCAAACACGACTTCAATCCTAATAGCACACAGCAATTAGCCAAGATTTTATTCGACGAGTTCAGATTGCCACAGATCAAGAAACGCTCGACTGATAAAGAAGTCTTAGACAGGCTCAAAGGCCATCCTTTCGTCGATGAGTTGCTAAAGTATCGTAAGTTGATGAAACTGCACTCTACATATGTCGTGTCTCTAGCAAAGAGCGTTCAAGATGATAGGATACATACCCAATTCCTTCTGCACGGTACGGTTACTGGACGGTTGAGTTCTCAAGATCCGAATCTACAAAATCAACCAGCGGATACCCCGCTTATCCGTAATTTCTTCATCGCCGATGAAGGAATGAAGTTGATCTATGCCGACCTATCTCAAGCGGAGTTCAGAGTCATGGCCATCTTGTCTGGAGATCCCTTCCTAATAAATACTTATAAAAAAGCAGGTGATCTCCACGATGAGATGGCCAGAACCCTTTTTGGCCCAGATTTCAATCCTGTGGAGCGAGGAGTAGCCAAGTCCTGTAACTTTGGTTTGGCTTATGGTATGGGTATAAAACGGATGGTTACTAACGTCAATGTTCCTGGTGTTGACTATCATCAAGCTGAACGAATCGTTAGAGACTATTTCACCAGGATTCCTCGTTTCGTACAATGGCGTGGAGAGATTCAAGATAAAATACTCAGAGAACGATACTTAGAAACATCCCTGGGTAGAAGAAGGAGATTTCCATATATTCCCAAGAGATTCAGGGAAGACATCTTTCGCCAGGGAATAAACTTTCTTCCCCAATCAATCGCCAGCGACATTACTTTGCTCTCCTTGATAAAGATAGCCAAAAAAGGTTGGCAGGTGCTCCTTACCGTCCACGACTCAATCTTATGTCAAGTTCCAGAGAATATAGCACAGGGGATAGCCGATGAAATCGTGGAGATTATGAAAGAGACAGCGAGAGAAATTTGTGGAGAAAGGATTCCATTTTTAGTCGAAACAGCAATTGGAGATAGGTGGGGGGATTTGGATGTCTAAGACTGTGACAAACCTAATCGAGGCCAACTGTGGTAACTGTACTCATTGCCAACGGCTCTACTACGAAAAGTTTATGGGATTCCTCTTGACTACCCCTGGTGAGAAGTGACTTGCTTTGGGATGTTGTAAACTAAAAAGTTTATTGGTGACACTGGTGAGTTCTTGCAGGGAATGGACCAATGAAAAAGTATAATATTATTCTAGCTGATCCGCCTTGGTCTTACAATGACAAGATGTTAGGCCATATGGGAGCAGAGACTCATTATCGAACACGAAATAAGAATTGGATATGGTCATTACCTATTCAAGATATTGCTGAGAAAGATTGCACTCTATTTTTATGGGTAGTTAGTCCAATGCTTCCAGAAGGAATAGAAACTTTGGCGCGATGGGGATTTAAATTCAAGACTATTGCCTTTGTATGGATAAAGCAAACTGTGCATGGCAAATGGGTTAGTAATCTTGGTAGATGGACAATGGGAGGATCAGAAATATGCTTACTTGGAGTAAAAGGAAAACCTAAAAGAATAATACGAAATATCAAACAGTTGGTTTTTGCTAAACGAAGAAGACATAGTGAAAAACCTGATGAGGTAAGAAATCGAATCGTCGAACTTATGGGCGATCTTCCTCGGATAGAACTCTTTGCTAGAGAAACCGCAGAGGGCTGGGATGCAATTGGTTTTGATATTGATGGAAAAAGTATTGAACAGGCGATAATTGAAAGGATAGGGAAATGATACCAACTAATCTAAAAGAGGAAATCGAAGAAATTCTTTGGAGCTTATGTGATACTGAGGAACTCCTTGAATTCTATGTAGACAAGATATTGACCGCTATGAGAGAGGCTTTTGATCGAGATCTAAACCGCCTTGAGTACGCTCTATCATCATATCATCTCTGCCAAGGGGATGACATTACTAAATAATTATGGAGCAAACAATATGCTAACAAAAGTCAAAAAACGCGATAATAGAGTAGTAGCATTCGATCAACAAAAGATTACCAACGCAATCTTCAAGGCTGCACAATCAGTCGGTGGCGATGATATGTCGTTGGCGATACACAATTCTAACGATGTCTTAAAAGTTCTTGAGAAGCGTTTCAACACACCCTCCGTAGAGGAAATCCAGGATGTAGTCGAAGAAGTGCTCATAAGAAATGGCCATGCCAAGACTGCTAAAGCGTATATTCTGTATCGAGACCTTCACCGAAAGTTGCGCGATGTTCGCGCTCTGATAGATGCCAATGAACTTATCAATGGTTACTTGGATAGAACTGATTGGAGAGTTCAAGAGAATGCTAATATGGGCTATTCCTTGCAGGGTCTTAACAATCATATATTCACTGAAGTAAACCGCGCTTACTGGCTGAATTCGTTATATCCAAGAGAAGCCAGGGATGCACATATCAGCGGTGATTTGCACATTCACGATCTCTATCTCCTTGCGCCGTATTGCTGTGGGTGGGATTTGGAAGACCTATTGATTATGGGCTTTGGTGGTGCTCCTGGAAAGTTGGAGTGCGCTCCAGCCAAGCACTTTTCATCTGCTCTTGGGCAGATAGTGAACTTTCTTTACACAGTCCAGGGGGAGGTCGCAGGGGCAGTCGCCTTCTCCAATTTCGATACTCTCCTTGCACCTTTTATTTCTTTTGACAATCTTAGTAAGAAAGATATAAAACAATATCTTCAAGAATTTATTTTCAATATGAATGTGCCAACACGAGTGGGGCATCAATCACCATTCACAAATATAACACTGGACTTTATAGTACCAGAACATCTAAGAGAGCAGAATATCATAATCGGAGGTGAAAAATACGACGAATTCTATGCAGACTTTCAAACAGAGATGGATTTGCTCAACGAATGCCTGCTCGAAGTTATGTTGGAGGGCGACGCTTCTGGAAAGCCATTCACTTTTCCCATACCCACAGTGAACATCACCAAAGACTTTGATTGGGACAATCCTAGATATTTACCCCTGTGGGAAGTCACCAGAAAGTATGGCATTCCCTACTTCGCTAATTTCGTCAACTCCAATCTATGTCCAGATGATGTAAGAAGTATGTGCTGCAGGTTGTCTATTAAGCTGACTGATCTTATGCGACGCGCAGGTGGTTTATTCGGCTCCGCACCAAGCACGGGGAGTATTGGCGTAGTAACGCTCAACCTAGCCAGAATCGGTTACTTGACCAAGAGCAGAGAAGCATTTTTACAACGAGTCGGCGAATTAATGGATATAGCCAAGGATAGTCTCTTGACTAAACGAAAGATCATAGAGCGATTCACTGAACAGGGACTTTATCCTTACTCCAAGCATTATTTGACCTACACCAAAGAGCGTTTCGGCGGCTGGTGGAGCGGACATTTTAATACGATTGGCCTGTGTGGTATGAATGAAGCTACGTTAAACCTGCTGAAAGAAGATTTAACGTCAGCAGAGGCAAGGGAGTTTTCTAAGGAAGTTCTTGAGTTTATGAATGAAAAACTTCTCGAATATCAAACTGAAACTGGACAACTCTTCAATCTCGAAGCGACGCCTGCAGAGAGCACAGCCTATCGTTTTGCGCTTTTGGATAAAGCGGCATACCCTGATATAATCACAGCGGGAAAAGATGAGCCATATTATACGAACAGCACCCAACTCCCTGTGAATGCCACTGACGATCTCTTCCAAGCACTCGAATGGCAGGATGAGACTCTTCCTCTTTACACAGGTGGCTCAGTCTTCCATGCCTTCCTCGGTGAGCAGATGCCTTCTGTGGTAGCAGTCAAGAATCTGGTGAAAAAGATAGCCACAAAGTTTAGACTTCCCTACTTTACCATAACACCGACATTTTCGATATGTCCTAACCACGGTTATCTGAATGGCGAACATACTGAGTGCCCTTACTGCGATGAGAAGCCTTTGGTGTATAGTAGAGTAGTTGGATATTTACGCCCTGTGAGCGAGTGGAATGCGGGCAAAGCAAGTGAATATAAAGAGAGGAAGGTATTTGGGGTATGAGTCCTATTTATAAAGATGCTAATAAACATCATTCTTATTATCATTTCGTACCCAAAATGCAAATAAGAAAGGAGATCTATGCTGGTACTTGCTCTTGACCCTGGGGAAACCACAGGTTACGTAATCGCCGAGGTAGATGGAATCAACTATGACATAAAACTCAGTGGGCAGTTCCCCAATTGGCAACAACTTGAGACATTGGTAGTCAATTGGATTACAAATGCTATAGTCTATGAAGCGTTCCATCTTTCGCCACAAATAGCAAAGTTCAAGGCTTGGAGCACTCTTCCTACTGTGGAAACTATTGGGGTGCTCAAATATTTGGCTCAGAAGTATTCAGTTAGACAATTAGTGGCACAACCACCATCATCTAAAGAACTCGTATCTTTACCACGTTACATCGCTGGCGTCTCAGGGCCACACGCCAGGGATGCGTTGAAACATTTAATTGCTTATTTAAGGAGGAGAAATGTGTGAAGGCTCGCAAAGATGTTGTTCTGTTGAGATTATATCTCCGCTGCGCGTGGCGCACATCAAGTGGTTAGCATATATTGTGTGGGAGGGGATGTTGGGCATAGGACTTGATCCTCGTTTCTATATTACTCCACCTCGTGGTGAACAGACAGATAAAATCATTGCTGGATTGTATCGTGAGGGATTGCTTTGCAATTTCAATACGCATGAATTAGACGCCCTCAAATGGGCAATATATCCATTTCCAAGTGATAGACCAGATTGGATGCAAACAGCAATCTGGAGCAAAATATAGCCATGAGAATACGTATACTCTTTTTATAGTTCAACTAAGGAGGGCAAATGAAAATCGTTAGTTACTCACAACTTCGTAGTTTCAGTCGTTGTCAATGGCAATGGGGTGCAAGATATTTGAAGACGATCTATCCAAAAAAGCAATCAGATCCCTTGGACATAGGTAAGCTAGTCCATAACGCTTTGGCGCAATTCTACGGTTTGGGAGGCATCGACTGGGAGATTCTCCGCTCGGAATTCATGGGAGATTTGAGGCCAGAAATCTTGGCAGAGAGCAAGCGAGTAGTCGATGCTTACCTTAAGAACGGCAAAGTGGAGTTTCCTGGAAAAATCCTAGCTGTGGAATTTCCTTTTCAAGTCACATTACCATTTGACACGATTTTGGTGGCGTGGATCGACTTGATTGCCAAAATAGATGGCAAACTCTGGCTTTGGGATCACAAGACAGCCTCCAGAATGACACAAGGACTCACTTATCCTGAAAGGGAGCAACTCTCACTATACGCGTGGGGTTTGATGAGATTGGGAGCACCAATAGACGGTTATGGCGTGAATCGTCTAACCACAGCGAAGACGCCTACCTTTGCTAGATTCTCTGAAGAGGTGAGCGAAACCGATTTGATTTCTCGAAACAAGAACTTTATAATCAGTTGCAGAGTCCTACCGCCAGATAGCACCTCGATGGCCGATCTCCCACGAGCATTCCAGAATGACTGCTCTTGGTGTGACTATAGAGACTTATGTCAACTTGATTTACACGAGAGGGCGAAAGATATGAGTAAAGTGGTTGCTGAGGAATTCAGTTATTCTGAACGAGGCGATACTGCAACGTACTTGGAGCGGTATAACACCGAAATACCTCAGTGGTGGTTAAATGATGAGTAGTGGCATTTATCGGATCAGAAATATTTTGGATGACAAAAGATATATCGGTGGTTCTGTAGATATTCAGCAAAGATGGGCAGCGCATCTTTGCACTCTGCGTTGTGGGCAGCATCACAATGGGCATATTCAGAAGGCTTTCGACAAATATGGCGAGGGAGCGTTCGTATTTGAGGTTTTGGAGTATGTTGCGCCTGAAATGCTGATCGAGCGTGAACAATACTATTTTGATCTGTTGAAACCAGAATATAATATTGCGCCGACAGCAGGAAGTCAACCTGGAGTTCCGCGCACCGAGGAGACCAAACAACGAATAAGTGCGGCACGGATGGGTCAGCATCCTAGTGAAGAGGCTCGTAAGAAGATGAGTGAGGCGAAGATGGGCAACCAAAACCACGTTAAGCCTCATAGTGAAAAAACCAAGCAGAAAATAAGTGATGCGAACAGTGGTGAGCGAAGTTACAATTATGGAAAACATCTCAGTAAAGAAACCAAACAAAAAATTAGTGAAGCAAGGATGGACAAGCATCCTAGTGAAGAGACTAAGCAGAAACTGAGTGAAGCAAAGACTGGTGAACGACACCCAATGTATGGAAAACATCATAGTGAGGAAACCAAACGCAAAATGAGTGCTGCACAGAAAAAACGTTGGCGGCGAATTCGTGAGTCCAAGAATTGATGATAAAACTTTTGCCACGGACGCGAAAATACACCCCTAAACTTTTCATAACTGGGGCTGCCGCCGAACCAACGTGGGGGATGCTGCAAAAAATCACGGGGGTCAAGAGGACATCCACTGGAGTCATCGTCCCCCTTGATGCAAGACTTTGTGAGACCATATATTGGGCGACCAAAAGCCCTTTAGACCCAGGTGCGCAGCAATGGTACAAGGAGACTATCGCCGAAGAGAACACCAGAGTGCAGTTGCTCCTAAGAGACGATGCCTCTTTGTTCCACCCAAATGCTGCTAGATTGTGGCCTTTTCAGAAAGTATCCGCTGCTTTCATAATCAAATTCAAACGCACCCTCCTCGCCTCCGACATGGGCACGGGAAAAACAGCCACGGTCATCGTTTCCGTGGAGGAGAGTACACAGAATGACAAAGTGCTCGTAATCTGTCCAAATTCATTAAAAACTTGGTGGAGGGATGAAAAGCAATCCTGGACAGCTTTTCCAGAACAGCCCACCACCGTGGTCGAGTCAAAGGATCGAAAAAGCACGCTCTCTACCTATACTGAAGGGTGGCTCATCGCCAACTATGAGCAAATCCGTGCTGAGGCAAAGGCGATCAAAAGCATCTCACAGAAGTTCGACATCGGAGCACTCAGAGAACAATCACTTTATTTTTCAACCTCATGGGATTGGCTAATCCTCGACGAGGCGTCGAATATCCGAAATCGAAAGACTCAGATTGCACAATTAACGAAGCAGCTACAATTTAAGAATTGCTGCCTCCTTACAGGAACACCCTTCGGAAATGATCCCTCCGAACTTTGGTCGCTACTGAACTTCATAGAGCCAGAACGATACACCAGTTTCTGGCGCTTCTTTGAATTCTACGTTGACTACGAAGAAGATTATTGGGGCACAAGAAAAATTATAGGCGTTAAACGACCAAAACTTCTTAGACGAGAACTTGCACCTAGAATGATCCGCAAGACAAAGGCAGAGGTGATGCCCTTCCTACCAGAGAAATTATTCCAGACGATCTCTCTAGAACTATTGCCTAAACAAGAAAAGCATTACGATGATATGGCAAAACGATTCTACATCGAGCTTTCAGAGATGAAGAAACTTTACGCCGTGAATGTCATCTCCATGATTACTCGCCTTCGTCAAATCCTAAGCACACCAGCGAACTTTGACCTGCCTGACGAAAGCGCGAAACTCGATGCTGCTATGGATATTGTTCTTGGTACAGATAACATAATTGTTATATTCACCGCGTTTAGGAAGACTGTAGAAGCCCTGTGCGAACGATTGACTAAAGCAGAAGTTTCTCATACACGAATTTGGGGTGGCATGACCTCAGAAGAAATAAGTCAGGAAGAGGCCAGACTAAACACAGGCGAGGTAAGAGTCTTAGTCGCTACCCTTCAATCTGGTGGTGTGGGACTAAACTTGATCGGAGCGAATACTGCGATCTTTGTAGATAAATGGTTCAATCCTGAAAAGCAAACACAGGCCGAAGATCGACTGCATCGAGGTGGACAGACTCAAAAAGTACACGTAATAAGCCTCTATTGCCCAAATACCGTAGATGATTTGGTAGAGGCAATTTTGACGAAGAAAATCACCATGCAAAAAGCTGTTCTAGGACCAGCATTCTTGGAAGATCTGAAAAAGCGTCTCCAAATATAAACTCTTTACTCTTCTTCGATTTGACTATTCAATCTTTCAGTACGATTTTGGTCTACCGCAAATTGGGTCTTGCTGCCCATCCAGAAACTTAAAACTATGAATATCAACTTTTCCAAATCTGCTGGCATAGGTCGTCCTGCTATCCAAATGTAACCTCCGACTGATAATACTCCGATGGTGATAAAAGCCTGTAATATCACCGAACGTTCTAATAAATCTAGTATCCTTAATCCAAAGTCTGTCATATTATTGCTCCTTTTCTTCAATGTCTGCTCCAGAGATCGCCTCATTCAAAGCTTTCCCTAAAGCAGCGATTCCAAATTGTAATCCCGTTGATATAGCAATCTGTGCTACCCGTCCATCTGGAAGGAACATTTCATTCCATTTATATGCAGCTAATTGATCTCTCAACCATGTGAGATATGTTTCATCTATACGTAATATGATTGGTTCTATATCTGAATGTAAGACCTCTTTGAAACTCAAGACGCCATTGGCATCACTGTGCTTATCGGCCCATTCAGAAACGAATTCTAGTCCAAACTTTACATAAATCTCCATACCTTTTAGGATCGAATCCATTCTGAGATCTGATCGTGGTCTATTCAACCACGCTTGTGTTGCATACCGCGCAGGAAATGATAATGTGATTTTCTTTAGTGCCATCCTTCCTCCTTTACTCAGGAGCCTTGAACATTTTGTCAACGGTATAATGGGTATGCCAGTCGAGTACAATTATCTCACCATCTACTTCATCACCTCCTGAAGCTACCCTACGAAGTCTGGCTGACAAGTCATCGTGTGATACTATCACATCTCCTGCATCTGCATCATAGTCAATCGTGAACTCAAGCATATACGTAGCATATTGAGTCCCATCAATTACTGTTATTTCATCTGTCACGTCGTGAGATACAATTGGGACTATATCTGTTGTTCCTACCTGATTCCAGGAAAATTGGAACTTGAAAGTTTCATCCGCAGTTTCCGCTAATTCAAGAGCTACGAGAACATGAAAACTTATATCACTTGCTCCATCCCATCTACCAGGGACATTCTCATTGAAGAATAGTTCCTCGTTGTCATTGTTGTAGATTGGCATACTGTAACCATGAAATACGCCTATAATTGTTTGGGTTGGCTTTCCCTGTGCAGTGATTGTTGTATAATCCAAGTCCGCTCTTAGAGTCAAATCCCTCTTGGCTGTGCCGAGTAAGGTAACAACTCCTGTAAGAGATATGTCTAAATAATCCCCAGCCGTTCCAACTCCTAGAGTCCCATGAACTCTTACCAAGTTATTATCAAATTCTCCATAGATCAGAGGTGTCACAGAGTCCGAATTCTCGATGTAGAGTTTGTTGGCTCCTGTCTCATTGTATCCAGCTTGATAGCCGAGGAAAACATTGGCATCTCCCGTCTGTAAAAGATAGCCCGCCTGATAACCGAGCAAAACACAATTGTCATATGTAGTAGCCGCACCCTTATATCCTGCTCGATAACCAATGACGACATTATTGTGAGAAGTTGCATTATAACTCATAGCTTCTCGGCCTATGGCGATGTTATAATTTCCAGTTGTTATGCTAATCAAGGCAAAAGAGCCAACAGCTACATTACTGTGTCCTGATGTGATAACCCTCATGCTATCGTAACCAATAGCAATATTATATTCGCCACTACCAGCCACCGACCTCATAGCCTCTTCGCCAATAGCTACATTGCCGTCACCACTGACAAAACTGAGCATAGCATCCGCGCCGATTGCGACGTTGAATTCACCAGTATCTTGTTGCATCATAGCTCGATAGCCAATAGCAACATTCATATCACCCTGATTCGTCGTTCCCGCATCCTCAAGAGCTTGATAACCTATGGCTACATTGTAACTTGCTGTAGCCAGACCCATCGAATATGTACCGATAGAAACATTCCGTTCCTCGTCGATACAGGTATAGCCACTTTGATAGCCAATAAAGACGTTTTCGACGCCTTCAGTGGAACTTGTTCCAGCCTCGAAGCCCAACAGTGTATTGCTGTCTCCTAGAGTCAATGCTGCGCCAGCATCAGCTCCTAAGAGTACGTTAGACCAGGTATCATCCAAATATAGTGCCGTCTTTCCACCGACATCTACTTGGAAATTATCGGGCTGAAAGTTGATGAACGTATCTGGATCATCACAATGCTCGATATATTGTTCGAAGCAGGCAGTTGGAGTGCCAACTTCAGTGTATTCCCTGGTTTCCAGGGCACGGAGTCTTTGGTGTATGCCTCTTATGGTTTCTTGTAATATCACAGCAAATCCTCTGGAATGTATAAGAATGTCGGCCTTACTTCCTCGCCAGCATCTCCAAGTAAGATATGTGCTTCCACTATCTTTATATTATAGTCAACTTCTCTATATCGTCCAGTGACCAGATCACCTACGTTCCAGTCTCTTCCATAGAGTGTTCCCACTGTGGGTATCGCCTGAAATTCAAAGGTGAACATCTCCTTATTTTCCATAAGAAAGGCATCGCCCATAGCATTGAGTGCTGCTGTGTTGATATTCTGCGACCCCTCAAGGAAAGCCTCGATTCGATTCCACGGCGAATCAAACTGGGCATCGTAAAGACTGAAACGCTCTACGATCTCCCTGGCTACTCCGACGCCGTCTCCTGCAACATAAGACATAGTAATTTCTGCGATTCTATCTGTTACGATGTGGGGATTGACCATATTTCCTCTCTGAAGAGAGAATATAGTCGGCGGATTTCCATCGACGTTTCCAACTCTACGATCAAGGCCAACTCTGGGATAATGAACGTGAAAAGTAAGAGTATCTACTGTGCGGTCTACCTCGAAATCTGCGCCGAGTTCAGAAAGAATCTCCAACTCATCTGAGACATTTACATGGCGCAAAGCTCTGAGCACAGATGCACCTTGATTGGTATCGGCATCTACGACAAAGTTAGCAAATTGCCGTGCCACATCCAAAGCTGCTAAACCTAACTGATAACGTACCAATTCTCGCATTATATCAGTGAAGGAGTCAGTTCTGGTAAAGAAGGCACTTGCTGCATCTGGTCTAATGATTCTACGCTTGACGATTGATTTCAGGTCTGGACCTAAAGAGCGGAAGATTTCTTTATCAGCGTCATCGACGAAGAACTCATGTCTCCTGTGGAAGCCCTCGAAATCGGTGTACCACAGGCCGTCTGGATATTTTCTCCTGATTTGGATGAATCGATCTAACAAAAAATCATCGACGGCAGGATTGATTCCGAGAATCTCTAAACGGAAATTGCCATAATTATGATGTCCTTGACCGTTGACGCTTTTAATGTATTCCAGTCTTTCGAAGCCGCCAGCATCATCGAATAGTGCCAATTGTGTACCATCGTGATCGAAGAGAATAACTTGGTAACGTCCCATCAATTCTGGTGGTACGATGCAGGGCACAACTGGTGGCAAAGTAGTCGTCGTTGTCGTCGTACTGGTTGTCGTCGTACTGGTTGTCGTCGTACTGGTTGTCGTCGTACTGGTTGTCGTCGTACTGGTAGTGGATGTTGTAGTTGTCGTCGTACTGGTAGTTGTTGTTGTTGTTGTTGTTGTAGTGCTGGTCGTCGTAGTAGTGCTGGTCGTCGTAGTAGTGCTGGTCGTCGTAGTAGTGCTGGTCGTCGTAGTAGTGCTGGTCGTCGTAGTAGTGCTG